CGCGCCCTGCCCCGTGGCGGCCTGCACCATGCCCATGGTGGGGCGCAGTTGCCCGGCAGAAAGCCCGCTTTGCATCGCCACCGGCTCAAGGTTGACCGGGTAGGATGTGCGCAGGTTTGCCGCGTTGTCCGCGTAGATGCCGCTCAGGATGGGGATCTGCACGGATCACCCCACGCGATACCAGACCTTGGCCACCGGCTCAAACCGCAGCCGGAAGAACGCATTGGCCGCCAGCGTGGCGGGGGCGCCCGTGACCGTTGCGCCGTTGCCATTGACGGTCAGCGTGGTGACGGACTGCGTGCAGTTCACAAGCAGCTCCTGCTTTTCCACCGCCTGCGCCACGCTGGGCAAAACAATGGTGCCGGCGGCGTAGCCAGCGGCAGGGGTGAGCACCAGCCACGCGCTTTCGCCATTGTCCGGCAGTGTGACCGTGAAGCCCGTTGCGCTCGGGGCGGCGTAGACCGTCACCTTGTCATCGGCCACGGTGTCGCCATCGTTGATGGCCGCCTTGAGCACAGACAGCGACACCTTGCGCGTATCGCCATTGGCGGTGACCCACACCGCGAACTGATCGCCCGCCGTGATGGTGTCGGTGCTGTTGAGTTCATTGATATTCATGGTGTGTGCTCACTCAAAGTTCAGTTCGTTGCCCGTGCCATCGCGCAGCGGATCGGTAGGAGACACAAGGAAAGGCTGCGCGCCCAGGTTGCCCGCACCGGCAGGCATGGTGCCCGGCATTTGCATCTGAGGCGGCATCGCTGCGCGCACTTGCAAGGCACTCATGGCTTCGCGCGCACGCGCCTTGGTGGTCTCGGAGACAACCTTGCCATAGCTCGGGGCGATCAGCACCGCAAGCGACGTGTAAACGGCTTCCAGCGCCAGGTCATGCAGGCCGCTTGGGTCGTCGATGTCTGAGCCATCTGCCGTGCTCGGCATCGCATAGCCCAGCTTGATGCCGCGTGCAGCCAAGGACGCCATCATGGTGTCAAGGCGGCGCCGTGCGGACTCCAGCGACTCGGCCGGCAGGTCATAGACCGAAGCGGAAAGGCCCAGCTCATCAAAGGCTTGCAGGATCAATTCGCGCTTGGTCCACATGGTCATCAACCCTTCAGGGCTTCGTCAATCTTGGCCAGCAGTTTGGCATCCGTGGTGCGGCCGTCGAACTTAATGCCCAGCTCGGTGGCCTTGGCTTCCAGTTCAGCGCGCGTCACCGGGGCGTCATCTGCCGGCACGTCATCAGGTTCAGCGGTGGCAGCAGCGGCGGCCAGCGCTTCGGGGATCGTGGCAAACCAGCCCATGGCAATGGTTTGATCCACCATGTCCAGCGGCACAACACCGTAATCGACCATCGAGCCATCGCAGAAGTGCGGGCCGGGGGCCTTGAAGAGCATTTGCATGGGGGCTCCAAAAAACGGGGGCCGAAGCCCCCGTCAAGCGGTCGTTAGACCTGGTTGGCAACAATGATGCCGCAGTGCTCAGGCGAGCGAACCGCCGTCGCATACAGCGTGGTGAAGCGGCATGTGGTCTTGCCGGTCAGGTGGTTGAAGCTGTACGACATGATCAGGGGCACGCCCTGCTTGGTCGTTGCGGTCATCACCTGAGGGCCTTCGCCAGTGGGGAACGCCAGGCGGCCATAGTCCAGCGACACAGCGCCTTGGCTCCAGAACGCGTTGACCGGCTTGGTCGCGGTGTTCAGGAAGGTCACGGAAGCGCCGCCAGCAGCCGAAGCGCTGACGTTCTGGTACGGGCCCGAAGCGATCAGAGCCGGGGTCACGGTCAGGTTCGCACCGCCACCAGCGACAGACAGCACACGGAAGGTCATGGACTGACCGGTGTCGCTCTTGTCGATCTGGTGCACCGCGTTCACGTTGGCGATGGTGAACGAGTCACCGGCCTTGATGTTGGCGATGTTGGCGCCCGAGACGTTCAGCACCATCTGACGGTTGTCGGTCGGCACGTCACCCGTCATGGACGAGGGAGTGAACGACTGAGCGCCGTTGATGGTGGTGCCGGTCACGGTGCCCACGGTGGTCAGGTTCGCCACGTTGTCGGTGCGGTAGGTGGTGAAGCCACCGATGTCAGGCACGCGAGCGCGTTCCAGGGCCGACTTCGACAGGTCACCCAGATATGCGCGGTTGCCCAGGTCCTTGGCCGCGGCGAGGTGATCGAAAGGGTTCAGGAACAGCTTTTTCTCACGGCCGGCAGCGATGCCGCGCGAGGTCATCAGGGCGTCAGCCAGAGCGGCGTCATCCCAAGCGAAGGCGCCGACCTTCTTGATCACGATACCGGCGCGGGCGGCGACGGTGGTCATGATGTTCTTGTCGATCTCAGCCGACAGGCGCAACGATGCGGCCTTGCCAGACTTGGACTTGTGATCCGGGTCGCGCATTTCCTTGGCGTCCAGGGTCACCAGCACGTTGTCAGGCGAGCGGTAGGTGATCGGCACGAACCGTTCCACCAGATCGGTGGGGGTGGCGCCGGAGATGTCCAGGCCGGTGGTCACGGACACCATGTAGTCCTGCTTCACGTAGAACGTGTCGCCGGCGCGCTGCATGGCCTGGGGGGCGGGGAAGGTCTTGTCGGCTTCCATCGACATGACACATGCCGAATCGTAGCCTTCGACGAACTCCTCGAACATCAGTTCAAGGTCTTTTGCAAGCTGGTTTGCCATTTTTAGCTCCTATGGATGGGTATGAACAAAAAGGGTTTGACCCCGATCTACTCATCCATAGGCTGGACGGCGGCCTGATTTTTGACTGTCCGTGGGTGGACGAATCCGCGTAACTCAATTACACCACAAAATCAAGCCGCAATCTAGTTACTTGGCGGCGCGCTTGGCGGCAAAGTATTCGGTGAAGTCGCCGGACTTCTCAGCCTTGGCGCGCAGGTCATCCAAGCGGGTGCTGGTCATGGCCGGTGTTTTGCCACCAGATTTGACCACGCGGTCGGGGGCCGGGATGGTTTTGGCGGTGCGTTCAATCTTGGCTTTGGACATGATCTCTCCTGCGGCGAATGCGAATTCCACCGGGTCTTTGATGGCCGCCAGTCGCTTGAGCGTGCTGGGGTTCTGGCCCAGCGCAAACACCAGCTCGGCAGGGTTTCGCGCGCCCTTGATGATGATGGATTGTTGGGTCACGCTCATGTGCTCTTGCACCAGGGCTTCGGATTCCTCGTAAGCGTCCTGGGGCAGTTCGGATTTGAGCGATTCGTAGGTGTTAATGCGCGATTGCCACGCCTCACGCTCGGCCTTTTCGCGCTCTTCGGCGGTCTTCTTTGCGGTTTCGTGCTTGTTTTTGGCCTCGTGCCACTTATCAATCTGGCGATCCAGTTCTTCGTCATCGTAGCCGCACGATTGCAGCGTCGGTTTTGATCCCAACGGCGGCAAAGACGGATCACCGGCCGGCGTTGCCAGCTTTTGCTTGAGCTCGCGATTCTCGCGCTTCAGCTCGCGCTGTTGCTTGCGCAGATTGCGCACCCATTCCCGGTCGTTGGGGTTGTCTTGGTCTTCGTCTTCCTCGGTCTCACCCTCGATTCGGGCGACAACCTCGGGGGTTTCGTCTTCGGGCGGCGTTTCCACCACCTCGGGCGCGGTTTCGTCCTGCTCGGTCTCGGCGTTGATAACCTCGGTGTCGATGGTTTGGTCTTCGGTGCTCATTCAGTGGCCTTCAGTCTCTCCCGTTGGGCGGCGGGAGGTGCCGCTTTCACAGCCCCGGCGGATTCTCGGGCACTGCGACAACGCTCACATCCGTGGGCGCCGGTGAAATTCTATCAAGCACGGCCAGCGCCTGATCCGTGTTTGCGGCCTCCACCTTGGCCAGCGTTTCCAGCGTCTTGGCCTTGGTCAGATCGGTGTCAGCGGCGGCCTTGACTGCCTTGGCCTGGGCTTCCTGTGCGGCGGCTTCGAGATACTGCTGGTTTGCGTCAGGCTTGGCATTTGCCTGAGCTTCGGCCATCTGTTGCGCTTCTTCCTCGGTCGGCTGAAGCGCGCCCATTTTCACAAGGCGCTGACGTGCCCACTTGTTCACGTCAGACATACCCTCGCCATCCATGTTCATGATGATCAGCGATTCAATCACGGCGCGGGTTTCGGGGTCGGTGGTCGTGGCGCTGATCGCGGTCAGGTCACGCACAATGCCGCGCTTCATGGTTTTGGACGTAGGGCCGACTTCGGTGGCAATCTGGAAATTGGCCGAGCTGATGTCGTTCTCCAGGATCTGCCCCTGCTCCTTGTCCATCACCGGGCGCATGAGTTCGACGGGCTGCACGTTGCCATCCTTGGCAATGCCGCGCATGGTGCGGCCCTTCTGAGCGTACAGCTCACGGGCCATGGATAGCCAGATCTCGCCGCTGCGCTTTTCCGCCCGGGCGCGGTTGCTCAGGTAGATGTAGCTCTGCATGTCGAGCTTATCCTGAATCATCTCCACGGCCTTGCCGGAGATGTTGGACACCACCTGTTCGCCCGCTTGCTGGTTGCCCAGAACGTCGGACAGGTCTTTTTCACTCACCTGCATGAGCGCGGCCACGGCGGGCGGGATCTGCGGCGAGCGGGTGTAGCCGGGCGGCCCCATTTGCATGGGGTTGCCGTTGAGGTCACGCAGCGGGTGCGCCAGCAGGTACGGGTAGTCCTTGACGTTGTCGTCGCCCCACATCTGCGCCACGTCCGGCGTGATCTGCTCGGGCGCGAAGATGGGCTTTTCCACGCTTGAGAACGCAGCGATCTCGGCCACCTTGGATCGCAGCATGTTGGCCAGGCGCTGCGGGTCTTTGGCGTAGCGGACGTGGCCGGCGACGCGCTCGACGCCACCCACAAACCAGCGCTTACCGTAGATCGGCACGATGGGGATGTTCTGCCCCACGATGTGGCCGCAGTCCTCCAGCACTTTCGATCCGGACATGATCAGCTTGCGCACCTTGCGCGACTTGGTGCGCTTGCGGCGGATCTCACGCGCGCCCGTGGCTTGCAGTGTCTCTTCGAGAGTTTCGTCGTCCTCGAAGTCCTTGTCGGTGTAGGACTCTTCATCGCCGGCCAGCGTGCGATAGACGTAGGTCCACTGCTTATTTTCTTCGACCCGATAGACCTCGGCCACGTAGACGAAATCGGGCGTGAGCCACTTGAACTTACCCCACGAATCGGACAGATCGGCCGGCCATGAGCTTGGGTCATCGCCCCATTCTTCGACATAGGCCGAGCGGGTCATGGGCGTGATGACGTAGCAGCGGCGCGCGTCTGACTTGTCCTGACGCTTGGAGTCCAGATCGAAAAACACGCATTGGTCAGCGTCGTTGATCGGCTCAAAGATCACGCGCTGGCGCTCGTCCTCGGGGTCGTCGTCGTCCTCATACTCCGCGCGCAGGCGCCATGCACCAAAGCCCCCGCCGATGGCCTCCTCGAACCCGTTGCTCTTGGCCTCTTCGGCGTTCGAGTCCTGCTCATCAGCGCGAAGCAGCATGTCGCAGGTATCGGCCAGCTTGCCGGCTTCCTTGCCGTCACGGGACACGAAATCGGCGCGGATGGGGTTGTTGCGCGCCTCGTTGATGACACGCAGCACGGCCAGGTGCGTCTTGTTGACCTCGAACCGGGGCTTGTTCTCGAACTGCTCACCCAATGCGCCATTCCACTGCGCGCCGGACAGGCTGTAGAACTGCCGATCCTCCAGGCACTGCTTGCGCTCGGGCTCAACTACGCCCCAAATGTCGCCGAACTCGGCGAGCGATTCGGCCAGGATGTCTCGGAGTTCAGCGGTTTGGCGCATGGTGTGTTTTAGACAGCCAGGGCAATGGATCGGATGATTTCAGCATAGACATTGGCCTGACGTGCGTAGCCGATCCCCTTGAGGTGGTTGCCGTCGTACATCCAGCCGGCGGCGTTGGCGGCGGCGTATGTCTCGCCGATTTGATCCCGCCAGTCGATCAGCGGGAACGGTGATCCGATGGTCGATGCAATCCCT